CTCTTATCTTCGGATAGCATTCCTGATGAAACTTTTTAAGAAAATCACCAAACTTTATGTTTTTATTTTCAAGTAATTGTTTAGTTGCATTTTTGTATATACCTGTTTGCATTAGGCATAGATAGATAGTGTAAATTGTAATCAGATCTTGATAATCTTTTCTTGTGTATGAGAATGTTGTAGTTACAATTTCTGCAGGGATACTCCAAGGATGATCACTGATTAGTTTTCTTGAAGTACCGATACTATATTTTTGTCTGTACTCCGGCTCAAACGCCTCGGCTTCTGGTAGTAAATGCCATTCGTATACTCTCGCTAGAACATTTTCTTCATAAGGTTTATTGAATTCAGTATACCATATGTCAGTAGTCATGCCCGGCAACCCAAGGATCAATTCAACAACCGCATCATATTTAAAAAATTTCTTTCTTAGATACCGTGCTAGATCAAAATGCTCGTTGGCTCTAAGATCAGTTCGTTTGATATTTTCTAAGATATCGTGATTAAAAGACTGCTGACTAATTTTATAAAAATAAGACAGACCGTTTTCTGCTTCAATTGTAAATATTTCTTTTAGAAGATCAAAGTGTTTGGTAGTCTTGGCATAACCACCGTAGTTGATCATAGGGAACTCTCCCTCGGTATGCTGTTGTTTCTTCTCGGCAATATACTTTACCATGTCTAGGTCACGTTCACCACCGATGCCGAAGTTAGCATCGCATACATATATGCTGGCAAGATTGTATTGCAGTAACATTTCAAAGTCTGCATTGATATAGTCGATGCCTTTGAAGATAACTTTAGTACCGACACCTCCACCCCAATCACAGAAGGTACACTCATATGGGCAACCTCTTGTGGTTTCAATCTTACAATGTAATCGTTTATCTGTTATTTTTTCTCTAAACACACGAATGTATTCTGCAATACTTTCTTTTTGTTCTTGGAAAGCACTAAAGTCCCATTTAAAATCTAATTTGTAAGTAGCCTTTGGGCTTCTAAGATATGTTTTCCTATCCTTTGTAGGATAGACCATCTGTTCAACTTTGTTCCAGTTTATGGTATTGTTATCTTTTAAATTGTTTAATACATCAGCTATGGCAATTTCGCCATAGACTTCGCTAGGAAGGCTAGCATCAATAAAATCATGTTTTAAGAACCAATCAGGATTGTGTTTAAAGTATTGATGAGGTCCACCTGTAATCACAAGACAGTTAGGATATGTTTCTTTAACCCATTGACACACCATTAAAGATAGTTCAAAGTTCCATACATATAAACTTACTCCTAACACGTCTGGTGGGTTTAAAGAAATTTCTTCTTTGATCTTTTCAAAGTCAGACAAGAACTCGCTAGTAGGTAATACCCAGTTGTATCGTTCGGGCTTCTCTCCGTACTTTTCGTAAAAAGTTTTAGCACTTGGCCACAACACCGGTATAAAGTTGTTAGTGGTCTGCCAAGTTCCATTAAAGGATAGTAGGTGAATGTTTTTCTTATTGCTCATATTCTCTTATTTGTAACACAATTCTTGGAGTTAAACCTACGTTAGCCGCACAATGTTTGATAGATGCATCATATTCAAACACATCACCCTTTTTATAATGTACAGAAGTTTGATCACCGAACATAAAAATATGTCCTGGTTCCCAATCTTGCCAAGGCATCCAATAACTCTTGGCTGCCTTTCTAGTTGCCATTGCTAAATCCCCATGGATAGGAATAAACTGACCTGGCATCATTTTAACAATCCACCAGTCCCAACTCTGCGGGCTGAAAGGTGCTTCTATGTTGAACGAACAATCATCTTTGTAAAACGCAGAAAAGAAATGATCGGACATTTTATATCCAGACTTGAACCACTCTTGTTCGTCTTCATTTAATTTTAATTGGGGATCTTTAGAAAGGTCTCGGGGTACAGTCCAACCTTCCTTCGCCAGTACTTCATCTATCCACGACTGTTGAATCCAGTTGGCAAAATTTCCAACATAGTTCATCTTAGGTAGCGCCTCTGTTAGGCCTCCATGTGGTGATTTGTAGTGCAACTCTTGTAAGTTGTCCAGCATTGGCAGCTCCGTGCAAAATGAACGGGTCTGTAAAGAAATAAACATCCCCGGCCTTATACTTTATTATAGCATCATCTTCAGTTAAAAGCACTTGTCCGGGTTCCCAATCTGTCCAAGCCATCCAGTATTTGTACGTAGGCTTGTCAACTGAGTATGAATCTCTATGCATTGGAGTAAACTTTCCTGGTTGTAATTTGGTAATCCACCAAGCAAAGCCGCCTTCGAAGTCTAGAAATGGAGGTCTTTCTTTTTGTAAATCAAACGATAAATCAGGTGCATCAAACATTTCAAAGAATACATTGTTATCGTATTCATAGCTCATTTGTTGCCAATCACGATGTTCCTCATTGAATGCCGCTTCATCAAAAGATCCAACAAGAGTTTCCTGCACCATCTGCTCATGGACTCGATAATCTTTTGGAATTGCAGGACCATCTTTGGCCAGAACTTCAGCAACCCATTCAGGTTTAATCCAATCTGCATAGTTACCTATGTATGTTAAACTCATTGTTGTTTACCTTTTAAAATTGCAAAAATACTATTGGCGTTGTCTGCCCTGGCAGTAATATCTTCAAACGTTGGGTTTATACGTTTTGTTAAATTTTTGAAATCTCTATTGTCAACAACAATATTCAAATAATTGATATTCCAAAGCCATCCTGCGGCATCTACAGCACCCTTCAAACTTTCACAATATTTATTTGTGTTTTCTAAAGGTATTTTAATATAGGTTGAGAACTGTCTACGGAATACATCGTTACTTGGTTGCATTGATGTTAGGTCTGTAAACCCGTTAGTTCGATGATTAAATTGATCAATAAAGCCTGCTAATCTTTCTTCAGAAGTTATCCTATACTTAGGTAACACTTCTTGAAAAATAGCAAACAATTCATCGATGTTTCCTTGATAATCAGGTAAACTTTGTTTCAAATGATCAATAGTAAAGTTAAATGTAAAATTAAATTCTGCCATATAAGTACTCTGCAAATCTATTGTGAACTGCTTCTGCGGGATGTCCCCATGGTAGATTATCTTCGGGACCTGTACGGAAAGTGTCCATATTTTCTGTTGCAAGATACAGGTCCGAATCAATTAAACTATCTAACAAGTTTTTAAACAATTTATTGTTGTAGTCCTTTAATTGCCAATTGGTAGATATATCCATAGCTGGAACAACAAATAAATTATGAGTTGACTTTAATTGTTTTAGTATTTGTAAAACAGAAATAAAGTCCCAAAGTATTCTATCATCATTAAACCAATTTAATAAAGATTGATCAGTAGCAGGATCAACAACAACATCTGCACCGCCTGTCTTTGATATTCCTATTATACTATCTTTTTTGTTGTCAAGTATAGATGCTATTTGAAACGATGATGGAATATCTTTAAAAAATACACTACGTTCAGCTTTGGTCTGTGCAAACAAAATCAGATCAGACTTGAGGATATTTCCTTTATTATGTTGATCTAAAAACTGCCATAACATTTTTTGCATAGAATTACCACTCTCTGCAAAGTTCATGCATTCAACATTTAATTTATTTGCTAACTTCTGTGGCCATGCCAACTCAAGTTGCCTACGCTTTATATCTTGTAGTTTATCAACTGCTATTTGATTTTTTTCTAATTCGTTGAAAAAGAGTCTAGGATCGTGTCTTAGTTTTTCAAAGTCTGATCCTAGTTCGTGGTATAAGAGTTCTTCTCCTGTAGAATAACTGCACCCAAACACCACTAATCTTTTAATCGATAAGGTCATAGATAGTAATTTGAAATGTTATTCTAGGAGTTAAACCAATGTTGGCAGCACCGTGTGTACCAAACGGATCCGTAAATCGATAAGTATCTGCTGCCTTGTATGGAGCAATCATTTTGTTTTCGTAAATTAGAACGTGTCCGTCTTGCCAATCTTGCCAACTCATCCAATAACGTTCACAATTTTTTTCAAACTTAGTTACGCGATCGCTGTGTATAGGCAACAAGTTACCTGGCTTGTACTTAAACAAATTCCAGTAATATCCTTGACCTTCTTTCAATTGTATGAACGGTGGCAATGTAACTTCAAAAGGAAAATTATTTTCGTCAAACAGATAGTACAGTAGCGAGTCATGTTTAAACCCTACTGCTTCGTATTTCTTTTGGAACTCGCAAAACTCTGCACGTTCGCCTCGTTCAATCGCACCCATTAAATCGTTTTCTTGAAATTCAAATTTAGGCATTTCATAGCCCTCATTGTTCAACACATATTCGACCCATTCTGGTTTTAACCAATCTGCGTAATTGCCGATAAATTCCATAGCCCCCATACTCCCTAAGTAAATAAACTACTACTATATTTACCCGGACACGCCATTCATGAATTTAAAAGAGTACATAAATTTTTATTCTATCGAACAGTTGATAAAGAAGAAAAAATTTATCCCTATGAAGAAGTTTTCATCTGAATGGTCTGGAACTGACACTAAAGAATTATATGAATCCAATCTAAAAACACAATCTGCAGATTGGTATTATAGGAACAATCCAGTTCGGTACTCTATAAACTCCGACGGTTATAGAACACAGGAGTTTGCAAAGATTGATTGGCCAGAATCTGTAGTAATGTTTGGCTGTTCTATGGTATTCGGTATTGGTGTTGACGACTCTGATACTATAGGAAACCAGCTTTCTGCACTAATCGGAAGACCAGTAATCAATATGGGCGTGGGCGGCAGTTCAATAACTGTTGCATTACATAACTCTTTAATACTGAATAAATTTTATCCTTCTCCAAAAGCGGTAATACATTTATGGACAGACTATGACCGGTGTGCTTACTATGAACCTAAAAAAGTAATACACTACGGATCGTGGAATGCCGAGGAAGGAAACCTAATGGACAACTGGAATCTTCACGAATCAAATTCAAGAGTAAGAGCTATATTTGATAACATGGCGGCTAAACAAATATGGGAAGGTAAAAGTGATTTTGTTGAAGCATCATTCTTTAAGCGTCCTGCAAAATTATTTGGGTGTCCGCATGTACGTGGACATTATTCTAAAAAAGATTATGCTAGAGATTTGGTTCATCCTGGACGAGAAGCAACAAAACAAGCGGCAATCAAATTAGCGAGTATGTTAAAATTATGAAAATAGATACAGAACATTTACACTATTGGATGCAGGCCATCCGTCAAAGTCCGGACCCTATGCGCACAATGGATGCTTTCTGGTCAGGACAAATTAAAAGTAAAGAGTGGTTGATCACTAACCTACGTAAAAATGTAAACAAGTTTGTTAGCATTGACATTCACGGAGGATGGGTGGGCGTCTTGGCAAGTATGTTATTCCAAAGCGATATCTACGTTACTAACATACGCAGTATCGACATAGACCCAACTTGTGAACCTATTGCTACTATGATGAACAAGCAAGAAGAAATGCAGGGAAAATTCAAAGCGGTAACTGCCGATATGTGTGAGATTCGCAGTGATGCCGATGTAGTAATCAACACAAGTTGTGAGCATATTACACAAGACCAATACGACTTATGGCTAAGTGGCATGCCTCACAACAGTCTTATTGTATTACAAAGTAATAATTATGATATCCCAGAGCATGTTAGAACCGCATCAACTCTAAAAGAATTTGAAGAACAAAGTAATTTAAAAGTTCTATGGTCAGGCGAGTTAGAAACTCAGTTATACACTCGTTGGATGATCATTGGACGTCTTGGTTAAAGGGATATCTGCGGCACAGGTACACCAATCTCGTGTACAAATAATCGGTTCTGTAGGAACATCAAAAGTTCCTGTATAGATATTGCCCAGGCTACCACCTACACGACAAGTAGCACGGTGTACATCACCATCCCAGTTTATCATTAGGCTCTCTATGCCTGCATTACAACTCCATCCCTTGAACTGATTTTTGTGCAGTTTAATTACATCGTTGGCATGCATTATTGCACTGTCATCAATTCTGACGTTTGCTTTTACTGTAGCATCCATATCTAGCAACCATTGTAAATCATATCCTTCGTATCGAAGATCGTCAAATATATTGTGGTCACCTTCGGTCCATCTAATTCTACGAACAGCAAATTTAATACCCTTTTGTATAAACTGTGCAACAACAGTTCTAACTTCATCCATGTGTTGATGATGCGCCATTACATTTACAAAGAAGTCGATCTCAGTTTCGTCATAGAATTGGTTGATAGTATGAACCACACGTTTCCAATCGTATTCAAAATGTAGACTAAACACCAGATGATTAAAATACATTTCGTTATTTAGGTACCAGCGTGATGGTCGAGTGCCGTTAGTAGTAAGGTTGACCCAGAATACTCCTTTACGTCTACAGTATTCTAATAGATCTTCGATGTGTGGATGTACTGTTGGTTCACCGCCGGTAAAGCTCAATCGGATAGGACGTCCAATTGATACTAATTTGTCCACGGTTTGTTCTAATATAGCAAGGTCAGTGTGTGGACTTGTGTTGTCGTGTATTACACTTGGACAGTAAGCACAATCATAATTACATCGTTTTCCAAGATTCCATTCAACCTTGATTTGATCTTGGTGAGGCCATGAACTAGTTACCTTATACATAAGATTTAAACTCCGGAGTCACTTCAGTAAAACTCATTTGTTTTCTGCTACGGTCGAGACGTTGATTAAACTCTACGCAGTCTGGCCATAAATTACTTTGGTCATTTCCTTTAAGATAATTGATGGTAAAGTCAATTTGATCCATTGTAATTATTTCTAATATTTTGTGTTTTTTAACAAGATCAAAGTCAAATATTTTTGTTCTCATAGCCTCTAATCGTTCAATGGCTAAATCTTTCAAAGGTTGTGGTAGCACCTGCGCACTAAGATGCATAGGATGTTCTACCTTATTAGCATAAAATACTATGCCTAAGTCGTTTAAGAAGACTTCCATAACCTTGTCAATGGTCAACACATTACTAACCTGTACTGTAAATGCTCCTACAATTCTACTTATGTTTGGCATGGATTGAATTTTTTTAATATTTTCAACCACATTGTCCCAGTTAGCATTGCCTCTAATATAGTTGTACACATCGCCTACCCCGTCAAGACTTACATTGACAGCAATACTTTTAAATTGTGGCCAGTAGTCCCAAACAGTACGTCCTTTGCTAATGCCTAATGTAGTTAAATTAGTGGCGTATTTAATTTCTATATTTTTTGCATAAGGCTTTAGCATGTCTAATATGCGATAATGCTGTGGATCCATTAGAGGTTCCCCACCAGCAAACTCTACACGTCTAAAGTGCGGTAAATTCTTTTCAAAAGACTCCCACCAGTTGGGATTATTTTCAAACTTATCTAGATAAGGTTTGTTTTTAAGATCTAAATCACGGATAAGTTTAACCATGAAGTTGTTTTCTTTGGCATAAAATTCTTCAACTTGATCCCAGTCATTCCAACTTGTACTATCCATAGGATGGCACATACGGCATTTAAGATTACACAAGTTGTTCAGTTTGATCTCCATAGTGGGGATCTCAAATGGCATTGTGTAGTCTGCATTTAATTTGTCTAAAATATTCGGATACAAATTTATTCTAGATTCTGGAATTTTATTTTCAATATGTCGTTGACGCAGGCTTTCTACACCTTGATCTTCTAATCTAAAACACGAATCGCACTCTGGCGGGCGTTGGTCATTTAGTACCTGCTCTCTAATTCTTTTCATATTAGAGTTGTTCCACACCTGTTCTAATGTTTCTTCTTTTATATCGCCAACAGGATGGCTACGACAGCAGACTTTGATTGCGCCATCTTCGCGTGTTGCTAATCCTGTAAAAGGATGCATACAAAATGTTTTACTTGTTTTGTTCAATTGCCCACTCACGTTCTTGACACCAAAAGCACTTACCGCATATAGGTACATATTGTCCAGGGGTGTATGTCTTGTAATTTAAGCCTTCAAATTCTCCCTCGCAACTACGAGTAAGATTTAATAACTCATCTATGTTATAATTTTTATACTGTCGAATAATCCAATCTTTAGCAACAAATCTAAAAGGATGGCACACAACACATTCCATATGTTCAGTAATTGCCAAATGAAAATTATCTATGGTTGGCTCTACGTCACGCATGGTCAACCTATTTGATATCTCGATGCTAGGATTCTTAGTTACACCGTTATAGTATGCTTCTAAACTTTCCTGGTGTTTTATGTATTCACCGAAAGACCTAAGCTCGATAATATCTCCACTGACTAGCTTACCATATTCGTCTATAATGTTAGGACCTTTATCGCCCCATTCTAAATCGGGCGGGATAAAATTTTCATGCCTCTTAAATCTAATGTTAGGAAAGGCTTTTACAAAATAATTGTATACATATTGATTTATCCATTTCTGCCAAGGGCGTGTTTTCCAACAACGAACATTACTAATAATATGTACATCGGTTGACGCATTAGATTCAGTAATTAGCCTACAAATAATGAAAGTAAGTAACGTGCTGTCAGCACCTCCACTAAGGCTAATGCCAACATTTTTCCATGCAGGGTCGTATGCGATAGTAACGCCATCGACGTTGTGTAATATGCTAGAATACTGACTAGCGTTATACATCTCGGTCAACATTGCCACTCTCCGTTCATATGCCAAGTAGGACATTGCAGGTCAGATAGCTCAACTCTATTACCATTCATAGTGGCAAACCCACTGGCAGCTCTTGCAGAAAAATGTACATGAGCTTCGGGCATAAGTTCTCTAATATGATCAACTAATTGATTTTCTTTGTATAATCTAAACTGAAGACTGGCAAATGCCGCAGTACCTTCGTAGCAGAATATGTTTGAAAAGTTTATAAATGTATTATTGTTTGAAGTATCTAACACGGTAGACAAATCAATAGGACCAAGTAGATCAAGTTGTACAAATTTATAAGTAACCATATCGGAATCAGTTACTTGACTGCGCCAATAATCCAGCGCCGATGGATTATAGTCATAGAATATTACCGTAGACTTTTCAGAATCGCTGATTAAATTTTTGTAATTAGTTCCACTAGCAGGAGTTAGCACCTGTGTAAATTTTTGATAAGCAAGAATAGTTTGATCGGTATTTTCAGTATGCACAAAAGTTGATGCACAGTAATTTTGTCTAGCAATCAACCATTCGGAATGTTTTAAGAATTCGTTTTGATTCTCTGGATAATAATGTTTTTTATTGTTTCTTATACTTTCATTGAATACTAATACTTGAAGATTGTTTTCAAATGCTACTTTTAGAATGTACCATCCGTGGCATTTATGATTGTATCGTTGTGACATTTTATGACCAGCACTAACTTCTTTAGGAGTGTAATCATCATGCCAGTTAGTAGTGCTTCGCCACGGAGTCTCTTGATGATGCACATCCCCAAGTCTTTGTCGCC